CTACTAACCACCCACAAGCGCATTGCCGCATCCATTGACGCTGTAGATGCTTTCATGCAGAGTGACGATTGCAAGTCGGCGCTTGGATACTACCTGAAAGCCTGCCGAGAAGACCAAGGGAGGATTGGTCTTAACGTTTCGGGCTTGATGCAGAAAGACAAGGCGATGGCGGCCCTGCATTCTGATTACTGGGACAAGGCATTGCGCCTGACTGACGTTCTGGAATGTATGCCACAGGTTCGCCGCGATGAGTGGTACGAGCTAATCAAAAAGCACGAAACGCCACCATTCGAGGATGAGGCTGTTTACCTGACGCTGCAAGAGTTGCTCAATTCGCGCGAGAAGTTCCTAGCGGAGCGAGTGGAAGGCATCTTCCGCTCCCTATCCGGCGAGCACGTGACAAACTCACCTGCCGCATTTGGCAAGCGAATGATCCTCTATGTTATGACCAGCTACGGAACGACCAATTACACCAACGAGGGCCACATTTCAGACCTGCGAAAAATCATTGCAAGATTCATGGGGCGAGATGAGCCAACTGGATTCGGCATGACAACTAGGGTAATTCAGGCTGGCATGGCCCAGACTGGCGAGTGGCTTTCCATTGATGGCGGCGCAATGCGGATTCGATGCTACAAGAAAGGAACGGCGCATCTTGAGATTCACCCAGATATGGCTTGGCGGCTTAACGCGATTCTTGCAACTCTATATCCAACTGCAATTCCGGCAGAGTTCCGCACCGCACCAAAGAAGAAGCCAAAGGACATCGAACTGATGATGAAGCCATTGCCATTCAAAGTGGTTGAGGCTCTTGCTGGTGCGACTGAGCACTACGAGATTGATGATATTGGCTATCGAAAGGTAAGGCGCGCGACACCAAACTCTATTGCGCTGAAAACATATGAGATGGATAAATTCATTGTGCGTCAGGCTAGCGCAGTGCTTGAGTCAATCGGTGGCGTTAAGCAGAAGGCTGGTTACTATCTGTTTGACTATGACCCGAAGCGCGTTGTTAACGAGATAATCGCGTCTGGTTGCGTTCCTGACCACAAGTCGCACCAGTTCTACCCGACGCCGCAAGAGCTTGCAGAGTTGGCCGTTAGTTACGCTGACATCGAAAATGGCATGGCAGTGCTGGAGCCAAGCGCCGGGCAAGGTGGCATTGCCGATTATCTACCCGCTGGCTCAATGCTGGTTGAGGTATCGGCGCTTCATTGCGAAATCCTGAAAGAGAAAGGCCACTCAAATGTTGTGCAGGGTGATTTCCTTAATCTTTCTCTTGGCAAGTTCGACCGCATAGTAATGAACCCGCCATTCAGTTCTGGTCGCTGGCAGGCTCACACTGAGAAGGCTGCAAGCCACTTGGCTGATGATGGGGTGCTGGTTGCGATAGTTCCGGCAAGCGCATGGCAGAAGTACGCAATCAAGGGATTCGATGTTGGCTTCATGAGTAAGCACGACGGCGCATTTGATGGAACTAGCGTCAGTGTCTGCATCATGCGAATCACGAGAAAGTAAACAAAACTATTGCGCCGCCTAGCGTGGTGTAATAGTATGAATCATCAAACAACGGAGGTGAGTATGAAAAAAGGTGATTTTGTTAAATGCTTGGAATCTAGAGATGTCTGCATAACAACAGGCTCTATGTATTTGATTGTTGCTGTTGAAGGTGATAGTGATATTGTTTGTGGGGGCGTAGTAGAACCTGATGGCTTCATTATTATTGATGATAGTGGTAGTGCTGTTTATTGCCTAGCAACTTCATCGTGCGGATTTGGATCGTGGGAGCTGCAATGAGAGCGCTGGATAAGCAGGTTAAGCCAGTTCGAGAGGATGGATTCTACTGGGTCAAGTACAAAAACGAGTGGATGGTTGGTAAATTCGATGGGTACAAATGGGCTCTGCCACGAATCGGCATCTACAAGTACCAGAGTGATATTGATGATGTTGGTGAGCCAGTGATGAGAGGTGTGAAATGACAATCATCAAAAGCATCTGTGAGATATGTGGATGTGAATTCGAGTATGACGACGAAAAGCGCCGAGGGATGCCACGGAAGTATTGCAAGCCTGGTGGAACCTGCGCAGTTAAGGCGCATCGTCAACGGAAGAAGCAACGTATTTTGGAGATGAAGAAATGAACAGTAAAATGACACCGTGCGAGATGCTTGGCTATAAGGTTGGTGATGAGTTTGAAGTTATTAGCCACTACGCATTCAAAAAGGGTCAGGTTGTAACTCTGCATGAAGATGATGGCACTGAATGCCAGCTGTTTGCTGGTGATGGTGGCGGCGCTGGTGTATTTGATGGCGTTGAGTGCTCGTTCGCAACACTGAACAAACAGGTAAGGAAAATTGAGAATAAACTCAAACCAGCAAAGCAAGCTCTGGCTGATGCTATTAACCAGAATGGCTGGTGGGTTGAAGGTGGCGACTGGCACAAAAACGGAGAGCTGCCACCTGTTGGTGAAGTTTGTGAGGCATACATAGATTATCCGCCTCAGTGGGTTGAAACTGATATTGTTGCACACAAAGATGGCTTTGCTATTGGCTGGTGTAAGAGTGTGATGAAAGGGTGTCATGGTGACAAGGCGCATGAGTTCCGCCCACTCCGCACCGAGCGAGAGAAGGCGATTGATGAGATGGTTGATGTGATAACTGATGGAAGAGATTCGCCGCTTTACGTCATTAAGATTGCCACAAAACTTTATGATGCTGGATACCGCAATGAGGTTAAGTGATGAATGTTAAACTCAAGGTAAAGCGACTCACTGACACAGCACAAATCCCGACGTACGCGCACGAAGGTGATGCTTGCTTTGACATCTACAGCGATGGATTGAAAGAGATGGGCGGTGTAACCATGGTTCACTCGACCGGCTTGAAATTCGAGATTCCGAAAGGATACGCCATGATGATTTACAGCCGCAGCGGCATGGCATTCAAGAGTGACACTCGCCTTGCCAACTGCGTTGGTGTAATTGACTCTGGATACGTTGGCGAGGTGATGGTTAAGTTAACCAGCGATTCAAGATGCCTTGGTGCCCTTGCCTACAGCAAAGGTGACCGCATCGCTCAGGCAATGCTAATTCCTGTTCCGGTTGTTTATTTCGAGGAAGTGCATGGTGTGGAAGATACCGAGCGCGGCAATGGCGGATTTGGGAGTTCTGGTAGATGAGTCAGAAAAACTGGAAAGAAGAAATCACGGATGAACTCCTTTCATTCGCAACAGAGAATCAGGCGGCCAGATTGGCCGTCATTCTTGAGTGCGGAAGCCTTGCGGAGGCGGCCAGGCGAATTGGGATCCATGAGCGAAGCCTTTATAAGATTGTCGCCGCCGTTAAGAACAAGGCCGCCAAGCGCGGACACGCTCCAGAGTGTGACATGACAGTTACCGTTCCTGACGGGTATCAAGTCAAGGGCACCTCTACGCTTTACAAGGACGGTCAAGTTGCACTGCAATGGGTAAAGACCAGCATCGACCACCAACGACAGGCGGAGATGATGCAGGCGGCAATCGAGGCGATGTGCGACGACATACCGCGAGAGGCAATCGCCGCCCCATGCACAAGTGCAACGGACGCGGCCCTGGTAAGTCAGTACACATTCACCGACCACCATTTCGGGATGCTGGCTTGGGGTAAAGAGAACCTACAAGCTGACTATGACCTGGAAGAGGCGGAGCGACTTTTGGTTCAGTGGTTCAAGCTGGCAATAGAGGTATCGCCAAACGCCAAGACGGCCATCATGGCGCAGCTAGGAGACCTGCTTCACGCTGACGGGCTAACACCAGAAACGCCAAGCTCCGGCCATACGCTTGATGCGGACAGCCGATTCAGCAAGGTGGTTAGGGTCGTCATTCGGGTCATCCGCCAAGTGATCTCAATGCTTCTCCAGAAGCACGAGGTTGTGCGCGTGATTATGGCCGAGGGCAATCACGACTTGTCAGCATCAGTGTGGCTGCGCGAAATGCTTGGCGCACTTTACGAGAATGAGCCGAGGGTCAGCGTTGACAACTCCGCATCACCTTACTACATGTTCAAACACGGGCGAACTGTGCTGTTCTACCACCACGGGCATCTATCTAAATTCGATAAGGTTGCATCCGTTGTTGCTGGCATGTTCAGAAAAGAATATGGCGACAGCGATTTCGCATACTGCCACATGGGACACCTACACCACGACAAGCTCCAGGAGGGGAACCTAATGACCGTCGAGCAGCACCAGACGCTGGCGGCAAGGGACGCGTATGCGTCTCGCGGCGGGTGGCTCTCTGGAAGGAGCGCCAAGGTGATTACATACCACAGCAAGTATGGCGAAGTGGGAAGGTCTACCATTAACTTTGAGATGATAAGCGAGGGGATTTCAAATGAATGAGCAACTTCAGAAGGCATTGATTGAACTTATAGGAAAGGCAAGTAATGGCATTGACGCCTCAGTGTCGTTTTTGAGCGCAGAGATTCCTGATGTAATTCACCAGCTTCTGGTGTGGTATGCGATTGAGAGTGCAATTTACACAGTAATTGGCGTTGCAATAGTCTCCATGTGGATTGCCTGCGAGAGGTTTGCACTTAAGAAGATTTCAGATTGGAATTGGGCGATTGAAGATGTGTTTATGCATTACGTATTGCTCGGAACGTTCCCAAGGATTGCTGCCTTTGTAACGGTGTGCGTCATGGTTAATCTCGACTGGTTGAAAATCTGGATCGCCCCAAAGATTTGGCTTATCGAGTACGCATCACAACTAGCTAAGTAAAGAAAAGCCCCCTTGATTGGGGGCTTTCTTATGGTCGCGGAAGGTCTAGTAGGCCGTTGAACATGGCTAAAGTCGCAGGGATGTTTTTAGCTGACGATTTGACACCTGATTGCCATAACCCCACCACTTGGTTTTTGTGAATTATACCATTGACGGAAGAGTGGCTATCTGTAATAGTATAGAGACACAAACGAGGAGATAACCATGAAACTAAGCAAATCGAAGCTGGCTCTGGCGAAGATAATTAATGAGAATGGCGGATGGCAGGAGCGCGCACTGTGGGCTGTTCAAGATAACTGCATTGCATTCTTCCTAGGTGGAAAACCAGAGTATAAATCTGGAGATAGGTGCTGGTACTCTAATTCTATAGATGGGGCTTGCGTAGGGACGATCACGTGCGATGAAAAAGTAACAAACTGGCATCAAACAATCCTCAGCCGCGAAGAATACTATCAAGCCTATCCGAAGGCTGATGCAGATGGGTGGATTGTGTGGAAAGGCGGGGAGTGTCCGGTTGATGGTGGTGATCAAGTTGATTACAAGCTACTAAGTGGAAGCGTGGTAACCATTGGCGAGATTGCAGGTGACCTAAAATGGTCTCATGAATTCTCAACTGCAAATATCATCGCCTACCGTCTGCACAAGCCAGAGGTTAAGCCTGAGTTCTGCGAATCGGTGATGCGCAGCATTACAGAGCCAGAAGCAAAGCAAACCATCGAGAAACTGGCGCATGACTACCGCAACGCAAAGGACTATGCACTGCGATTGCAGAAAGATGCTGGAGAGGCGGCCGTCAAAGCTGAGTTGTTTGCTGTCGAAATTCGCAAGAAGATACTTGAGTTGCAAGAGTTGATTGGATAAAACAAAGCCCCATCAGGGGCTTTTTTCTTTATCGTCTTTGCGCAGGTCTCTGATGTTCTTGATGATGATTGTCCACGTTAGAATCATGCCTGATAGGCCGGAAAGAATGGCGATGTTTTCAGGCAGCCACTGCCATATGTTCGTGATTCCCGCGCCAATCATAGACATTCCCAAGGCCAAGCTGGCCTTCATGCCGTCAATCTTTCGATGAAGCATCGCCACCAGCAGCGCAATCAGCGCCAGAATCGCCCCGACGCTCCAACGGATCTTCTTCGTCATACTTTAACCTCGTCTTTCGCAGCCATCGCAGAGCCATGACGCCAAGGAGAATCATGGAAGATGCGCAGCTGAGCAGCTTTATTAACTCGCCCACGCCTTTTGCCCCCTGCAATGATGGTGATTATTAGCGCCACGTAGAGCGCGGAACAGGTTAGATTATACACTAATGGGGGCTCATACAGATACCATATGACCAATCCGCCGATTTGAACCGGAATGAACAGCACGCAAATGAGCTGGATGATTCTTAGTTGCCGAGATACCTTGCGCTGAAGGTTAATAATCAGCACAAACAAAGCATCAATCAGCGCCACGGAAAGGTAATACCCGTAAGCATCTAGCCACCCAGCGTAATCAGCCAGCGACTGAGCGCAATAGGTGGCAGCCAGTCCAGCCACCACCCACCACCGAGTGGCTGCGGCAGCAACAAGCGTCACAACCATTAGCCAATCGTTAACGCTCATCACGCCTCTCGCTGCTTGCCGTTGCCGCCGCCTCGCTGCATTTTGGCTAGCTCAGCCTCTCGCTTCTTAGCTGCTGCAATTGCCTCTTCTTGCATCCGTTGACGTTGCTTACCGTTACCGCCACCGTTTACTTGCATAGTCATAGTCACTACCTCTTTGTTGATTATGGTAAATTTTAACACGGTTTGTTGTTGACGCTGATTGGATGGCGTGTAATAGTATTGGCATCAACCAAGGAGAGATAACATGATTACACTGAAACAGCTGGCACAAGCAAATCACCCTTACTATTGCAGCGAAAGTAATTACTACAGCAATGACGCAGCAATGCACTTTGATACAGTAACAGACTTCCTTGATTGCTTTGAAGGTTATGACGTTGACATGAATCTTTGTTTTCGCTGGGATGTTCGAGAGAACATGAATGATGACGACACGGCTGGACTTGGTGCTTACTATGCAGAAGTTTTCCTGATGTTGCAGCGAAAGGGTATATTCAAACCTTGTTCAATCAGAAGCATTGGCGAGCATGAGGTTGAGCGCTTTGTTAAGTACCTGCAAGAGCACCATGAGACACTTCATCGCATGTGGAATCCCATATCTAAATAAAAAACAAAGGCCGCTCATGCGGCCTTTTTGATTCCCTGCGACTGCATCCACCTTTCCTCTTGCTTCGCCATCTTCTCGAAGATCTCCTTGGCAAAGGCATCGCCATTTTCATCAACCACAGTAGGCACCTGCGAGCAGTGGCAGTTGATCGAGTTGCCGTTCTTGCTGTAGAACTCCGTAACCTCTGCGCGTGTGAACAAGCGACCATGCCTATCAGCGTGCGACCTACGGGTGGTGCTGAGTAGCGCCGAAACCCAAAGCAGCTTAGTTACCAGCCCAAGCGATTCGCTGGCGCGTTGCGATTCATCCATCACGGCAGAGCGATAGGCTACACCTAGCTCTGTTCGTGCGATTGTTGCTGCGCGGCTTGCGGCCTTCTTCTGGTCGCCTTCGGTGTCAACCAGGTATCCCTTTAGCTGTTGCGCTGCCCATCGTGGCGACTTGCCTTGCGCGATAGTGTCACCAAGTATCCGGCGCGTCGTGGTTATCAGGTCATCCGTGAAGCCTTCCATGCTGTTGAACGTGCGCGATGTAACCACGGCAATCCGGCGCTGATACTCAGGAGTAAACAGGACTGATTCAATGTCGCTGTATGCGCTGGCGTAGACTGCGGATTGCACAGCCAGGGACGATTGAGCATATGCCGCCCCCTGTTGGTATGCCTCGGCAGTGTATTGCTGCATCCATACATCCCACTGCTCGCCACGCTGCATCATTATGCGCTTGATTATCTCGGCGATAGTCTCGTCAATGCGCCTCAGTTGGAGATAATCTAGCTCGTAGATGTAAACCATCTCGGCATTTAGCAGATAAGCGCGAAGACCATTCACCGCAATCTCTCGCGGCTGTAGCAGGTCAACGACTCGCTCCTGAATCTCGGCATTGATGGCTCGCAACATGCGGCGGAAGTCAGCATATGCTCGCTTCTCGCGGCCTTTCTGCTGGGTTGGGTCTAGTATGTTTGGGCTGGGAAAGGCCAAGCTGGAATCCTCTGTGCAATTTTCTTCATTTTAGCATTGACCATCACCAGTCAAGGTGTAATAGTATTATCACTGAATAGGAGGGTTACATGAAAAAAGCTATTTTCCTTTATGACTATACTGGGCTTATGGCTCAGCCGTGGATTGATGCAGGGTACGAGTGCTGGTGC